GGAAGATAACGTGACTAAGTTTAATGAAATTAAACAGGAGTTAGCTTGGGTAAGTGGAACACTATCTTCTCCATCTGCACAAGATTGGGTACATACTGACTAACAATTAAGTGGGGGCTTTGTGCCCTCATTTTTTTATGGAGAAACACATGAATAAACTAGAAAAAGAAGTTTACGAAATACTCAGTAAAACACCTATTGATATTATAGAAGAAGATGAGTATCAACAATCTATTACTAGTAGTGATCGTTGGTATCTTACTTCTCCTAGAGAAGAAGGTATTGCAAAAGGTTCTACAAAAATTGGTTATTTTAATATTTGGTTAGCAGTTAAAGCTATTGCACTTGCTACCGATAAACCTTTTGGACATGATAATACTGTTGACAGTCTGGCTACAATATGTGATAATCTATCTAATTATGGTTTCTTAAAAGAAAGCCCAGACCACAAAAGAAATCGTTTTAAATTAATTACTAATGAGGAACTAAATGACAAAAGAGAAAAAAGAAGTAGCGCAAATCAATCCAGCAATGATTGATAAGCAAGAGCTTATGGATCTTTTTACTAAGATCACAGACAATCTACTTCAGATTGAAGCTTTTAGAGATATGAATAATGAACTTGTAAAGGAAATTAAGGATAGCTTTGGTTTTAAGCCTAGTGCAATTCGCGCAGCTGCAACAGCTTTATATAAGCGCAAGCGTGAAGAGCTAGAAGAAAAGCAAGAAGAAATCTTCACCATCCTTAACTTGGTTGAAAGTGCAAAACGAAAAAACTCCTCCGACACATCTGATCTATGATAGACTCTCTAACGAGTCTTGGGATCAATACGTTGTTCGCAAACTAACAGAAGAAAGAGAATACTATGCCGGAAGGTCCAGAGTGCACAATTGTAGCACGGCAATTGAACTCAGTAATTCAGCACAAAACAATAGAAAACATAGAGATTCTATCGGGTAGATATCTTAAAAAAGAACCCGATGGTTTTTCTGAATATCTAGATCACACTGTTAATGAAGAACCTCAAACTGTATTAGGTGTATCTAATAAAGGTAAGTTTATCTATTGGATAACTACCTCAGGTGTTATCTTTAGTACTTTAGGTATGACTGGTACTTATAAAGTAAAAGATAATAATTATGCAAGAATAAGATGGGATTTTACAGATAACACCTCTGTATACTATTCTGATATGCGTAATTTTGGAACGCTAAAGTTTTTTTCTGGTCCTAAAGCTATGAACTATCTTAATAAAAAATTATCTGAAATTGGACCAGATATGTTAAACGAACCCTGTGATGAAATAACATGGCTTAAAATTTGCGAAAAAGCAAAAAATCATTCATTAGTTAAATTTTTAATGGAGCAAAAATATGTATCTGGTGTGGGAAATATTTACAAAGCCGAAGCTTTGTTTTTATCTGCAATTGCACCTCATAGAAAAGTGGGGAGCTGTACTCAAGAAGAACTTATTAGGCTTTATAGCTCAATTAAAACTGTTCTTAAAAATTCTCTTGAATCAGGAGGTGCAACTATTAGAAACTACTCTGATCTATATAATAGTCAAGGGTCCTATGTTGCTTTTCCCTCTAAAGCAACTGATATGATGAAAGCTCGTATTGGTGTAATGGTTTATTCTCAAAAAACCGATCCATACGGTAATCCTGTTGAAAAAATTCGTTTAGATGACGGAAGAACTACTCATTGGTCACCTGCTATCCAAAAATAAATAAATTTTTCTTGCCATAATGATAGAGATTATATAAAATATATATTGAACTTGCCTAAAGGGAGTTCATAGCAATCTTGCTTATTAAAGGAGAAAATAATATGGTAAATTTAAATAGCGCACACGCATATCTTCCAAGTCTTTTAGACATTAATAGGGTAACACCTTATGCTGTTGGATTTGATAGACTTTTTGATCAGTTAAAAACCTACGCAGAACATCAAGTACAATCTAGTGGATTTCCTCCATACAATATTCGTAAGGAAGAAGAAAAGTACTTTATTGATCTGGCTGTTGCTGGGCTATCTAAGAAAGATCTAGAAGTAGAAGTTGCGGAGGGAGTTCTTACAGTAAGATCTACCTATGAGGGTATTGATACTAATAATGTTTTACATAGGGGTATCTCCTTCAAGAAGTTCACCAGAAAGTTTACTTTAGCCGATAACGTAGTTGTTACTGGTGCTGAGTATGCCAATGGTATGCTAACTGTGGCTCTTGAGCGTATTCTTCCAGAAGAGAAGAAACCAAAACTAATTCCTATTAAGTAATAAAAAAACTTATATGAAAGTTAAGGGGGCCTAATAAGCCCCCTTAGTGTATTTTAAATGATTGATTATAACATAACAACCTCAGTTACAACTGAAACATTAACAACTGGTAGAACTTATTTTACTCCAGACGGAGCTTATCCAAGTATAACAACTTTACTTGGTAAAACTTCTTCAAGCCAAATTTGGTTACAAAAATGGAAAGATAAAGTAGGTGAAGAAGAGGCTGCAAGAATATCTAAAGAAGCTACTGATAGAGGTACTGCTGTTCACGAATATTTAGAAAAGTATTGGAATGGGGAAGATATACTCAGTGATCTTGCACGTGAATCTTCTAATGTTAGACTCCCTGCTAAAGCATTAATTAAGGGTACTTCTAGAAATGTAACAGAAGTCTGGGCACAAGAGATACCTGTTTGGAGTCCTACTCTTAAATTTGCTGGTAGAGTAGATATGATTGGTTTATGGAATAATATCCCCTCAATTATAGACTTTAAAACTTCTAAAAAAATTAAAAAAGGTAAAGATATTAAAGATTATTTTTTACAAGCTTCTGGGTATGCCTATGCCCATAATGAATTATTTGGTACAAATATACAAAAGATAGTAATTATCGTAGCTGTTGATGGAGAAGAAGAGCCTCTCATATTTGAACAAAAAGCACCCGTATTTATACCAGAACTTAAAAGTAGGATAATAGCTTATTATAAACTCAATGACCATTAAACGTAAAAAAAGATTACCACATAATTATTTAGAAAAATACATGGGTATAGAACTATCTAAATCTGATTATGATTTTATAGCTGGTTGTTTAAACCATCAAAAAAATTATTTTCAATTGAATAATCTTCAATGGGATATAATAAAAAAACTTGAAAAAAAGTACTTACAAAAAGAAGGGTAAGTAACTAGATTCAAATAAAAAAAATTGACTCTTTTATGTAATAATGCTATTATTATTACATAAAGGAGTTTTTTTATGTCTGATTTTAATTTTGAATTTTCTGTTGAAAAGTTAGAGGATATTCTAACAGGTAATAAACATGTAGAAGAGTACTATAATGCTTTATGTAAAGCTCTTCCTAAATATGATATTATAACTGAGAGGAGAGTAGCTGGTTTCTTAGCTCAGTGTGCTCACGAATCAAATAACTTTAAAGTTTTAAGAGAAAATCTAAACTACAGTGCTGATGGGTTAAAAAGAATCTTTCCAAAATATTTTAAAGATGTAGATCCAGATGACTACGCTCGTCAACCAGAAAAAATAGCTAACCGTGTTTATGCTAATAGAATGGGTAATGGCGATGAAGATTCTGGAGATGGTTGGAAGTACTGCGGAAGAGGTGTTATTCAATTAACAGGGCATGATAATTATTCAAAATTTGCTAAAGATATGGGTATGTCATTAGATGAAGTAGTTGATTATTTAGAAACAATAGAAGGAGCTATAATGTCAGCTGCTTGGTATTGGAATTCAAGAAAAATTAATGTAGCAGCTGAAGATAATGATATAGTAAAAATGACTAAGCTAGTTAATGGTGGTACTATCGGATTAGAAGATAGAAAGAAACATTATGCTCACATTTTAGAAGTTTTAGGTACAGAATATGAAGAATCAGATGACTCTGATGTTGAAGAAGAAGAGTCGGATGATGAAGCAATTAATATTAATCAAGTAATAAAAAAAGGCGCTAAAGGACCAACAGTAGTAGCACTACAAGAAGCCCTAGGTATTGGAGCAGATGGTTCTTTCGGTGGTGGAACTGAAAAAGCCCTTAAAGCATGGCAAGAAACAAATGGATTAACTGCGGATGGTATAGCAGGCCCAAAAACTTTAGAAAAACTATTAGGGTAAATAAAATGACAAAATATCTATTAATAGGTGTAGCTGTTTTAGTAGGAATTTTTGCTTGGTATTATAAAGATAGCCAGAATAGGCTAAAGCTTTTAATGGAAAATAATGCTAAGTTAGAAGTAGCTAATGAAACAAATCAAAAAACTATTAATACAATGCAAGAAGATACTAAAAAGTTTACTGAGCTTAATACTAAATTACAAAAAGACTTACAAGAAGCTGAGTCTTATACAGATGACTTAAGAAAAAAATTAAATAATCATAATCTTACTCAGCTCAGTAAACAAAATCCTTCTGCTATAGAAAAGAGAATTAATGATGCAACCAAAAAATTATTTGAAGATATCGAAAAAGATACTTCTATTAAGTAGTATTAGTTTATTATCTGCTTGCGCTTCTCAAGAAAAAGTTGTTGTACAAACAGAGATAATAAAAGCAGATATACCTACACAAGCAAGACCTAAACCTGTTTCTTTATCTAATGTAAAATTTTATGTAGTTACAAAAGAGAATTTAAATGATTTTTTAAAAGTTTTTGAGAAAGAAAATAACGATATAGTTTTTTATTCAATAAGTGTTAAAGATTATGAAAAAATGTCTTTAAACATAGCAGAGTTAAGAAGATATATAATTCAACAGGATAAAATTATAGTTTACTACGAAAAAGCAGTAAAAAAAGAAGAAAATAAACCTCCAAAATAAAAACACAATAACCACCAGTAAAATTTTTAAAGATTTTACTGGTGGTCTTTTTTTGTGTTATATGATACTATAATTAGAGTATATAGATATAAAAAAGAGAGACCTATACCAGTGGAATTTTTTAAATTAGTTGCTGAAGTTGGATTTCCTATAGCGTCTTCCATAGCTGGTGGATATTTCGTATTTTTAACTTTAAAATTTATTTTAGCAGGTGTTGCTAGTAGTGTTAATGGTATGAAAGGTATAATTATGGCTCTTGATAATAGGGTTAAAACAATGAATCATGATATAATAAGAATTGACGTATTAATGTCTAATTCTTTAGGTATTAAACCAGATATTGATCGTATTGCTCGTGCCGATGGTAAGAATGATGCTAGAAGAGACTAAATAAACAGAGAAAGAAGGTTAACATGGTAGTTAAAAAAAATAGTACTAAAACAAAAGTTTCTGCAACCAAAAAAGGTGCGGTAGGAAAAGATGGAAGTTATAAGGCAAAAGCTGATGTAGAACAAAAAGCTAGTGCCGATGCAAACAAAAAAAGCGCCAGCACAGAATATTCTCAAAAAGCAGAAGCAAGTGCTAGTGTAGAAGGATCTACAGGTAATGAGAATCTAGGTGCTAGCGGATCAATTACGGTAAAAGCTTCGATCGAACAGAGCGTAAATGCTACTGCTGGGATAGACAGTAATAATGCATACGTAGAAGTTGGCGTAAAAGATGTAACTGAAGTTCGTGTGGATACTACTGCTGAAGCTCATGCTGGGCCAGTATCAGCTAGCGTAGATGGAACTGCTTATGTAAAGAGTGGGGTAAACGCAGAAGCAAGTGCCCGTCTAGGTGATGAAGGTGTTAAAGCAGAGGGTGAATTATTTGCTGGAAATGCTGCTGGCGTAGATGGTAGTGGCACCGTGGTAGTAAGTGGTGTCAGCACTACTGCTGGTGCAGGTGTTAGTGTCGGTGAACAAGTTGGTATTGGTGCTGGTGGCGAAGCTACGGTTAAAGACGGTGTTGCTACTGTTGGTGTGAGTGGTGAAGTAGCTGTATTAGTTGGTGCTGAAGTTGATCTATCTGTTAGCGTTGATACTAAAAAAGTGGAAGAAGATGCAAAGGTAGCAGCCGAAGCTACTCAACGTGCCGCAGAAGAAGCAGATAGAATTGCTAAAGAACAAGCTGCTGCTGCAAAGTATGAAGCTGATCGTATTGCTGCTGAAGCTGAAAATTTTTCAAGAGAACAAGCCGCTGCTGCTCAAAGGGCTGCTGAAGAAGCTGCTAGACAAACTGCCGAAGCAGGAAATGTTGTAACTAGGGCTTTTAAAAAATTAAAGTTTTGGTAAAAATATAAAATGACCCTTGATGAAAAAACAGAAATAACCATACCTCTTAAATTATTAGTCTCTGTAGTAACTTTTGTTATTATATCTTCTTGGTATGTATTTACAACACAAAATAGAATTACTGATCTAGAACATTCTTTAAAAATATTAGAAGAAAGGTTTATATCTTATACTAAACAGCCTGGGCGTAATACTACAGACGTCGAACTTTTAAGAAAAGATTTTGAGTATTTACAAAAACAATTAGAAAAAGGATCTAAATAATATGAGTATGGTTGATTCTGCTTTAAAAATGGTTACTAAAGAACCTAAAGGAAATCAAACTCCTAGTAGAAGTGAAAAAGAAACAAAAATAAAAAATAGAGCAGGACTTGTAATTAATATTTTTGCTGCTTTATTAGCTTTTAACGCTTGGTATGGTGGTGGATTATCAAGTACTATTCTTAATAACACTATTAAAGCTAATGATATCTGGTCATTTTATCAAGCTAAAAGCATGAAACAGACTATGGCAGAATACGCTATGGATGAAGCTATCCGTGCTAACGATTCAAAACGTGCTGAAGAACTTAAAGCACGTGTTGACAGGTATGAGAGTGAACCAACAACTGGTGAAGGCAAAAAAGAATTAATGTTAAAAGCACATCAGATAGAAGCCGAGCGTGATTTAGCAAAGAAGCAAAGTCCTTGGATTGGTTATGCTTCTACTGCTTATCAATTATCAATAGTGTTATTATCAGCAAGTATTTTAGCAGTTAATATATTATTGTTTTGGGCAAGTTTTGGAGTAGCAGGTGCAGGTATAGTTCTTATGAGTCAAGGATTATGGTTATGGATGTAAGTAGTGTTGCTGATTTAATAAATAAATACGGTTTTCCTATAGTTGCTGCAGGTGGAATGGGTTATTTAATATACTATGTATGGCAGTGGGCAACAATAGAAATTAAACCTGTACTGTCTGAAGCTAATACAGTACTTATTGCACTAATTGATAGAATAAGAATGTTAGATAATGATTTAATTAGATTAAATCAAAAATTAAACGTAGTTTTACAATTAAGAGAAGATAAAAATGAAAAAATTAATAGTGGGGTTGATATTACTAAACAGTAATGTTTTAGCCACCGAATTACAATTTCAATTTAGAAGCCCTTCTTTTAACGGAATGGGCTATTCTGCTCATGTATTAACTATAGAAAACTTAGAAGCTACACGTCGTCAAAAATTAGCAGAAGATAAAAAAGCAGAGGCTATAAAAGCAGCTTCAGATGCTAAAAATACAAATTTAGCTAAATTTTTAAATAATTTAGAAAGTCGTATATATGCTACTTTATCTCAAAAAATAGCAGAAGAGTTGTTCAAAGATAATGGTGCTGCTTCTGGAGCTTTTGATATATCCGGTAATAATGTAGCCTGGTCTTCAGACGGTTCTCAAATAACATTAAGAATTACTGATCCTGGAGGTAGCGTAACTGAAGTAACTGTTCCTTATGGGAGTCTTGCATGGTAAGAGCTATATTATTAAGTTTAACACTAATATTATCAGGGTGCTCTTCTGAAACTGTAAAAGAAAGAATAGAACTTGCCTCAGAAGAGCCAGAGATATTAACAAAAAAAAGATATAATGATTTAGTTAATTTACCATCTCTTGATGGTCCTCCAATACCTGTAGCTGTATATCGTTTTCCAGATTTAACAGGACAACGTAAACCCGCTCAAAATTTTGCAAGTTTAAGCTCTGCTGTAACTCAAGGAGCTGAAGTATTTTTAATAAAAGCTTTACAAGATGCTGGAAAAGGTAAATGGTTTCAAGTTGTAGAAAGAGTTTCTTTAGATAACCTTGTAAAAGAAAGACAGTTAATTAGATCACAAAGAGAGTTATATGAAAAAGAACAAGCTAAACCTTTAACTCCTTTACTAGTAGCTGGTATAATGTTGGATGGTGGAATAGTAGGTTATGATAGCAATATAGGTACTGGAGGAATAGGCGCTAGGTTTTTAGGTATTGGAGCTAATCAAGAATACAGAAAAGATGAAGTAACAATTGTTATACGAGTAATCTCTATTAGTACAGGAGAGGTACTATTATCTACTGGAGCTTCTAAAACAGTATTTAGCACTAGTACAGGAGCTAATATTTTTAAATTTGTTGATATGGGAACTAAATCGGTAGAGTTTGAAGCGGGGTCTACTATAAATGAACCTACAACTTACGCTGTGAGAATAGCTATAGAAGCTGCTATTACAGATATGGTCAAAGAGGGTGCTAAGAAAAAACTCTGGGCCATGAGGAAGAAATAATGAATGAAAGGAAAAAATTTATTAACTGCTTTATTACTATCTGTATATAGTAATGTTTCATATGCACAACAAAATAATGTTTATGTTGATCAAATAGGTGCAGGATCAACTATTAATTTTACTCAAACTGGTTCTGGCAATGCTATTGGTAATGCCACTACAAAAGCCATCATAAATGGTGGTAATAACTTAGTTAGCATGTCTCAAATAGGAAATACCAATATTAATGTTTTAAATGTACAAGGAGATGGTGTTATTATATCTTCTACTGTAACAGGGGATAGCAACAATATCACTGTTTTATGTGGAACATCTGGAGATTGCTCTAGTTCTAATATAGTAAACACTGTTACTGGAGATGGTAATACTATAGAACAAAATAGTGATACCGCTACAGTTTCTACCGTTAATATTACTTCTGATAATAATACTGTTATTATTAAAAATACAGCAACATCAGTATCACCTTCTAAAAGCAATGTAGATATTTCAGGAGGAGGCGGTAATCAAGTTGATATATTACAAGCAGGTGCAGCCGGTGCTAATGGGCATGACGCTTCTATAGTTATAGTTGGAGCTACTAATAATGTAGATATTCGACAAGGTGGTTCTGTTGATTCAAAAGTTATTTCTACAATCACTGGTTCTGGCAACGCTCTTACTATTAAATCCAACCATCAGTAATGCTGATATAGGAAAAATAACTGAGCAAACAGGTTCAGCAGAAATTAAACGTGCTACTTCAGTAATTGCCAGCTCACTTCAAAGTGGTGTTGAAATGAAAGATGCTATAACTACTGCTAATGGTAAAACAGGTATTACTTTTCAAGATGATACTAAAGTACAGATAACAGAACATTCAAAATTAATAATTGATACTTTTGTATACGACGATTCCAAGAAAACTGGAAAACTTGGAATGAAGATGGCTTTAGGAACAATAAAATATGCATCAGGACAAATTGCCAAATCTGATCCTCAACAGGTTGTTGTTGAGACGCCCACAGCTACCATCGGTGTCAGAGGAACTGACTTCTCTGGAACGGTTGATGAGATTGGCCGAAGTACTATTATTTTGTTACCTTCTTGCCCTGTTGGTTGGAGAAATATTGAACGTGATTGTAAAGTAGGTTCTATTTCTGTAACAACTGATATGGGTACTATATGGCTAACAAAAGCTTTTGAAACTGTAAATGTACAGACAAGTATGAATACACCTAAATCAAGTATTATGAATTTAAATTTAGATCAAATTAATAATTTAATTATTGTAACACCTCCTAAGTCTGCTACAATAGAATCTACTACAACAGCTGTTGCATTTAATTTTTTAGATGAAGATTTATTAGGTAAAGATTTACTTAAATATGAAGAGTTAAATAGGAATTATCTCTCAGAGTATAATAAACTTGATCGTAATTTTTTAGATACAGATTATTTATATAATCTATTAGATGTTGCAAATTCTCAATTATTAACAAACGAATTAACAGAATTTAACGCTCTTTTACCAAAATATACACCAGTATCTGGTCTTAAATATTATATTGAAAACGATTTTGTTACTTTATATAAAGAAACTTATAATGCTTATGCACAAGTAACAACCCCTATCACACAAACTATGAGCATGACTTTAACTCAAGAAGGTATTGAAATAAAACAAGTGGTAAATTTTGCAGGAAATACTTCTATAACCATAAGGCAGTCAAATTAATGAAATTATTATCTTTTTTATTTTGTATATTAAGTTTATCAGCTAGTGCACAAAGTATAAACAATGCAACCGTGAACATCATAGGAAATACACAAAATGTTATTATTAATCAGTCTAGTACTAATCATAGTGCTACCCTTAATCTCACTGGCGATAATATCTCGGCTATTATATCTCAATCTGGAAACACGCCTCAGTCTTTTAGTCTTAGTGTTACTTGTGGTTTCACTTGTCCCAATAGTCCTTATATCGTTAGCCAATACTGATGGAAAAGTTAATCAAGTTTCTTACAAGTACGTGGGTGGTTGTTATCAGCGCCTGTCTCCTGTTGATATTGTATGTAGTCAATCCAGGACCTATACAGATTCTTCAACTAAAGACATTCGACCACTTCATAACTTCCCTGGACCAAAAACACTCTGATGAAATTATACTTGTGGAATTCGGCGAAAAATCAGTTCAAAAATACGG